CGTAAATCCCCTGCTTGATTGTTAGCTGCGGGCGTCCAATTTACAACACTTTCTTGATCTGACCACCGTACCAACATTGGATCTTGTACAGCAGACCCCAACGTATTAGCACCAAAGCAAAATACAAACCGGCTTACGTCAGATACCAATATGAAGTTCTGTTTGGTTGGTGTGTTAGAAGCACCTGACAGAGCGGATAACTCTACTGCCCGTGTGGTAAGCCCGTTAGTGGCATCCCAGTAGTAGATACTGTTACCACGAGGGCCAAACACTAAGTCCTCTCCAAAATTAGATTGGCTCCATAGCCTCAATGAATCCGTAGACACAGCTCCGTTACCCCATGTGCCTTCGCTCCACCCACCAGCACCCCAGCCAACTAATGGTACGGCAAACTCTGGGCCTACATTTATTTGGTATTTTGCTGTTACAGAGCCGCCGCCAGTGGCAGAAGATGAGGCTGCACTGCTTGATTCTATGGTGTATGTGTTGCCAGTAGAGTACGTTATCTGAAACTCGCCATTTAAGGTCAACCCACCTACGGCAGATGCTCCGCTAAACGTAACAAAATCACCGTTTACGTAACCCCCATTGGCATCTGTAACCGTCACCGTGGTAGACCCAGAAACAGTCGTAAAAGGGTCAGTAAGAGACACGCCAGACGGCGTACGTTCAGGTGTTATATCGAAGTAGACTCCACCCTTTTCTATGTAAAATTTAAGATTGGTGCCGACACCGAGCAGATTCTGGCCTTCTAACGTAACCCAGTTGAATAAAGAACGTGCGACACCTAAAAACGTATTGCCGGATATTTGCTGCCACCCACCTATCTTTTCAGGAAACCCTGCACGGAAACGTACTTTATCGCAGTCGGCCCAGCCCTGCTCATCTACATAACGAGTGACTTCTTTGTTTACTCCGGGCTTTAAGACTACTTTACGTAACGTCATTCTCTATACACACCCGTACGAATTATCTCGGTTACTCTAACAGCACGATTGCCTACCTGAGAAGCCCATTTGCTATCCATGAACTCATCAGCAGCCACATCAAACTGCTCACGCGACATAGCCTCCAGTGCCTTCACAAAGCCGCGCAATCTGGTCAGACCGAGGTTGAAACACATGTCAATCATTGCATCCTGACGCGCTTCGTTGATGCCGTTGAACCAGTAGTATGTGTCTTCAAGCTCTTCCTTCACACGCGCTATATCATTCGCCAGCAAGTATTCGATCTCGTCATCAGACAACCCAAGGCCAGACTCTGAGATATTTCTGCCCACACCTATCGTTTCGTAGCCTGCACTACACACATATACCTTAGATCGTACACCTTCGTGTAGCTTCAGCATGTCTATTAGCTGAGTCATTACTTCTCCCGTGCTACGCCATTAACCCTCTCGTAGGAGCGCATAGCGCCCAATCCGAGCATGCCCATCATAACGGGCACTAAAAGCGTTGTATCTACCTCTGGCACATCTACCCAGATGCCGAGCACATTAGCGATAATAGTGTTGTACAACAGCCCTACCGCACAGATCCAGCCGATAGCAGGTCGCCACCCAGCTACAAATAACGACTTATGTGCAGCTTCCATCTTGTTGATTTCAAGCTGGCCCTTGAGAGCTTCTTGGGCGTGACGCTCAGACATCGTAGCAATCTCATGTGCCAACACATTCTTCTGATCCTTGTCTTCTATGAACTTGTCCAGTAGTCCAGTGACCGGCCCAACGAGTGATGCAACAATACTCATAATTTATTTCCTATTTGACCATGCTTGTGCGCCAAAAAACGCAGCTAGGATGCCTGCAACACTGACAAAATAAACTGCTGCCATATCGCCCAAGATAGATGCAGCTTGGTTCATCCCGAAGAACTCACTGACAACAACAAGCGATGGATAGAGCAGCATTCCCCATAGCGCAAACCAACTCATGGCACGTTGAGCATCTGCTCGTTCATGCCGCAAGCGCAGCTCCTGCAACTCTCTGCTTGTTTGCAACTCTTCATCAGTAACGATGCCATCACCATCCGCATCGTATTCGGCGTACTCACTGCCGTCTTCTAAGCGTTTTGCTGCCATTTCAGTCCCATGTTTTTGTGTTAGCTGGCACCCGCTTCGGGATGCAATATGCCGTCACATTCTCCTGCATCTGGTAACGGTTGTTGATCTTAGTTTTACCCGTCGAGATGTAATACGCAAACGTGTTACACCGTGTAATGTCTCGAAAGTAAAATTGATCGGGTATTGGCTCGCCGTTAATGACAACGACTAACAAGAAGGCCATCATCCGAATATCTTAATAACGATAAAGATGGTTCCAACCGCTATTGACCCCCCAATCAGGAGCGTCGTTCCTCCTACTAAAATCTGGCTGATAAGAATAGCACGCTCTTTTTTCTTTCGAGCTAACATCGCTAAGTGCCTCTGTCGTGCTTCTTCCTGTTCTTTTTTGGCCCTTTTGAAATCGTCCAAGAGCTTCGGGTCGGCAACCAAAAGCAAGTCATTTACGCTTTGCCAATGCCTCTCATACTGCCTACGAAGCATTTGTATTTTGAGGATGTCATTTTGGCTAAGAGCCTTGAACGTAGAGTTTTTACGGTCTACTTCAAACGTGTTAAGGGCTTCTCCAAAGTCGGAGATCAGTCCCATCGCCTGCTGCACGCCCGAACCTGTTTCGTTAACCTGTTGAATTACTTGGTTAATTTGGTTCAGCAGCATCCCAGCCGCTGCGACAGATTCGATCACCATAGGACTTACCTCACATAAATTGCGGTAAAGCTACAGCTACAACGACTGTGACGTAGACCCCCCAAATCATCATTTCAAGCCGGTCAAACCGCTTTTCACCCGATTGTAGACGCTTTTCGATAGCTTCGTAGCGCACGGTACACTCTCGCTCATGCGCTTCAATTTGCGCTATGGCTTTCTCAGTGGGTGTCACTGAACCGCTACTTCTGCTTCTGACTCTTCATCTTCCGCAGGCTTAACTGCATTGATGATAGCGTCACCGTAAGCATTCAATACAACTTGACGCTCGTTGATCTGCATTTGCAAACGTGCAATTTCTTGCCGTATTTCAGCAACACGCGCAACGTGCATCTGGGTCTCAACGGTCAGGTCTGACACGTTATGCTCTTCGTCGTTAATGACAATCTTTTGTTCTTCGCTCATTACCAAGGTACTCCGTTAGCCGTGGCTGGTGTAATTTGTCCGTCGATATTTGCTTGCAGTCCTGCTTCGACAGTATCTTTACCAACGTCAGCCTGCACCCAGCCGATCACATCAGCTTCGGTCAAATCGTCGTAAGCGATATAGTCTGACGCCGTGGGATCAGGCGTGAAGCTACAAGTGCCGTAACTATGAGCGCGGAAGGAATTGTCACCGTCTATCTGCTCTGCATTGCATACCCAGTGAGCGACGACTACAGCGCCGTTCATGTCTTCGGGTAAAAGGTCTCGTTCAAGGGTCGAGATGACCCAAGTGAAAGTAGCCATTAAATAGTCTCCAGTTAAATTATCTGACCAGCCATTCTTCAATGCCTGCGTTAATGTCTTTGATTTTGATCCAGTTTGACCCCGTTGGTTGCCCTTTGCGGATTCGGAGTTTGCCCATCAATCCAACCATGTCCCACTCAACTCTATCCTCTCTTGAAACGTAGGATTGAGCTTCATTGTAATCAGGGTTTAACTGTCTATCACCGTTTGCATCTAAGTCATACGAGCCAAAATCATCACGCAGATATTTTCCTTTCCACCTTTCCAGATCGCCATCGCCAATCATTGCGGGGTTTGCGGAGATAACACCTATGATTTGAGATGCATCATCTTCAGATGTGGCGACTCGTATTTTTCCGCTATCAAGAATTACGCTATAACCCCTTCGGTCTTCAGCAGAGGAATTGCCGTCCAACCATTCAAAAAACTCGGCGTAATCCGCACCGCCGCCCGTAAACGAACCGTCTGCAAAAGCATTGCCATCACCTTTGAACCTAAACTCTTTGTCTGCAACATTGTTGGAAAAGCAGTTAAAGAAATCAAACGCCGTGCTAGCGGTTCTGGCGGTTTCCACGACAAAAATACCGTTCGCTCCGCAAGAGGTAGAACTGTTATATACAGTCATGGTTTGTGAGGCGCTTGTGTGAGAACTTTCCACACCAGCCCCAATGACACTTGATCCACCTAAAGTAGTGTCACTACTACCCACAAGAAGGGCGCCTGAGGAGTCTATGCGCATGGCTTCGCTTGCGCTGCTAGTACCAGTCTGGAAAATCATCAGACCGTTGCCTGTAGTGCCTATAACTGCGCTACCGTTAGACATGCCCATGAAGAATTCAGCATCTGTAACATCTGTTTCATGGATATTTATAACTGGCTTAGTGTTAGCTAGTTCAAGGATGCCAACAGCCGAACCTGAGAACTTTGCTGCTTGGGGGCTAGTGGTGCCGATGCCGACGTTTCCTGTTTCCGTAATGCGCATGCGTTCTGCGCCGCCTGTACCAAACAGAAGATTACTGCTTTCCCTGTTCCAGATATACGCATCTGTGGACGCACCATTAAGAACGCCTACTGCAAAACCATCTCCTGAAGCCGTA